TGCCGTTGCTAGGAATGTCTTGGCCCAGCTCTCTGCCATCTTCTTTAAGTCGCTCATTAGCTTCTCCTTCGAGGTTGAAATAACTGCCATCTTTGTCTCCCAAAGTTGTAAATGAAATATGAAAATGAGACTCGTGTGGGTTAGAACCTTTGTAAGTTCTGCGCTTCCATCCCAATATCGGACTCATAATCTTTCCATCAAAAATAATGTAAGAAATTCGCTTATCGCCTTTCTTGGCGCATTTACGAATCTTTTCAACCAGAGCATAAGCTTCTTCTTTATGAGCGTTTAAGTCTGCATCAATATCTAAAGCTCTGACGATTCCTCTTGCGTCTGGTATATGGTCAGAACTGCCCTTTGCAAGATGCCGAGCGTCAGCCACCCAGCCATCAGACTTCCTATTGCGATCAGGATAATCGTCATCAATTTGCTCTCGAAGTTGAATTCCAGCTGCGCATAGTTTAGGCATTATCTTGAGGGATTATGCTAGAAGTAGTTTGGCTTCTTCGGCGGTAATGCCGAGTTTTTCTAATATTACTGCTTTTGCAGTAGAAAGTTCGGCTAACTGCTTTTCTTGTTCTAAAACCATTTTGGCTTTATCAGTAATGGCTTTATCATATTCGGAATCTGTCAATACAATGACTTCTCCATTTATAATACTTTCATTACTTGGATTTTCAGCAAGTATTTCTGCTTTAATTTCTGCAAGAGTTTTCATTATGCCGCCTCGTAAATTGTTGTTACATAGATATAGTCACCAGTTCCCCAAGTAAATGGAGCCGTAGTCGTCAAAGCCGCATTAGAAACATAGGTTCCATCAGCCTTAAAAACCTGTAGATTAGCAGCAGTAGTGCTAAAAAACTCAACTGATGCAGGATAAAAAGTGTTGTTTGCATCGCCATAAGTTCCAAAAAATCTATTAACTGCTGCTGATGCAGATACGGAAGTAACTGGTAAAGTAAATCTTGGATTATTTGAAGTTATAGAAGTGGTGCTACCAAAAACCAATTCAATAGTTGCAACAACAACTTTGTTATCTTGAGCGTATTTGGCTGTTAAAGTTCCGTTTCCAACTGTAAGATTAGTCCAAGTAGGAGTATAAGAAGTCCAAGCAGAAAACCCCGAAGCCGCAGCCCACTTAAGTCCAGTAGCCTGAACACTATCCGCTACAAGTGTGTAGCCATTTGTGCCTACTGCTAAGCGGCTAAAAGTATCTGCACCTGTTCCTACTACTAAATCGCCTTTAGCGTCATAAGCGGTTGCAACTGTGTTAGTTACTACTGGAATCGGTCCAGTTCCCGAAGCTACTGAAATACCAGTTCCAGCTTGGACTTCAGTTATATCGCCTTGATCATTGGCTATCCAAGTATAATCTAAATCAGTATTAGAAGCTTTGCTTAAAATTTGTCCTGTAGTGCCACCCTTAAGATCGACAAATGAAGTATCTATAGAATTGCCAAGGGTTCTAATGGCAGCTGCGCCATCCTTGACTAAATCTGTATCGTCTGGAGTCTCCCAGTTGTAATTTGTTGTATTGGCCATTAACTAATAACTCCTATCGCGTCTTGCCATTCTAGCGTATTAAGAACACTATTCCAGCTTTCCGCTGCATTGACTTGAGCCCATTGTTGGGCAAAGGCCGAGAACTCTGTTGGGGTAGCTAAGAAGGTAACTGAGAGGCCTGAGACGGAAGCGTTGAAGGTCCAGCCCTCGATAAAGCCAGTAAATTCCCCACCTAGGATATTAAGGGGCAGGTTGGTAATTCTGACTGGCTGACCCATAAAGATATTGAGCAAGGCATCTCGGTCTGCGTTATCAATCTCTGGGGACTGCAGCGCAAAGGTAATCGATTGGAAAGTATTTCTGGGCCAAGCCCTTAGACCAATTAAACGATCTGCTACATCCTCGACATCAGCCGCGTTCTTTAGGTAACTGTTAAATTGCTCGGCAAATAGGCCATATTCGGCTTGAGAGTCTAAATCTTCAGCCGTATAGGAGCTATTAAAATTGTTGCCATAGTCCATAATTATTTTATTGCTTAAATCGCCTTGACGCTGGATTATGCCAATGCCAGAAGCTATGGCGTGAGAAGCGTCTAAGTCTGTGTAGCCATTGGCTATTAAATAATCTTGGCGATGGCTGGCATCCGCGTAGTTAATATTGCCATTAGCATCTTCATACATATAACCAAGGGCCGAGCTAGCGATTTGATTGATGATTGGGTAAATAATGCTATCGGTAATCTGGCGGCTAACCATTGTATATTCGCCAGCGTCAATTGTCCCAAAGCCAATATTGCCAGCTTGAGCCCAAGTCTCTGACGCATTGTAAGTTGCCCAAGTTTCCGCTGGTGGCAATTCATTCCAACTCGATAGCAATAGCTCATCTAGTAAGTCGCTAATCTGCGCGCCGTCTAAACCTTCTGCTAAATTGCCATTAAATATTGCTCTTTGCGTTCTAGCCAAAGCTCCAATAGCCGTAATTCTTAAGCTAGTAATTACCGCGCTAGATCCTGCGCTTCTGACTATTTGCCTTAAGTCTGAAATGCGACCGCCAAAGATAGAAACATAAGCGCCAGTCGTATCTTTGACTTCGATAGTTACTGCGGTGTTAATACTAAAATCATAATTAGTGCCATCAGTATTTATTACTTCTAGCGAGCAATAACCTGCTGGGGTAGGTGAGTTAATATCCTGACGGCCAGAGGTAATAGTTAGGTTGCTTAAAGTAACCGAGGTTAATTCAGAACCATTAACTGAAATCTTCCAATCGGGAGTCCAGAGTGTCATAAGATTTGAGCCGAAGTCCTAAGATCACCAGCGCCAGTAGTTCCGCGATTAGTCGAGTTATTAAGCGCCAAGATAACTGCTCTAGTAAATCCTTCTTCATCGATAGCAGATGGAGCATTTACATTGACGATAACTTGCCTATCGCGTTCTTCGCCAGCTCTTGCTCCTCCAATATTAAAATTAGATGGAATAGCTTTGATTGCGCCATTTTCATCACCTCTGCGCACTTTGGCTACATCAAATACTCCAGATTCTATTGTTTTCTTCAACCATTGTTCTTCGCTAATTTGCTCTATTAAAGTTTGTTGAGGTTTTATAGCTGACAAAATGCCTTTGCTTAAAGCTGATCCACTTGCGCCACCTACAGTTATTCCACCGCCAACACTAACTCCTCCAGCAACTCCAGCGCTTGCAGCAGCGCCAGCTGCGCCTCCTACACTAGCTCCGCCAAATGGCAATTGAATATTTGGCGCAATTGGGTTTGGAGTGCCGCTCTTGATTGTTGGCAAATTAGGTAAAAATGAAATTCTGTTATAAGCCTCAATTAAAGAATTAATGCGCGAAATAGCGCCATCTACTAATTTAAGCAAGCCATCAATTGCGCTACTTATAACGCTGACTACTGGGCCAATAATTTTTAGAACAACTGAAAATGCTATACCAATACCTTCAATCGCTTGAACCAATTGATATTTAATAATTGGAATAATGTATTTCTCGAAGAAGTTAGCCATCGTTACAAATAAATCAGTTACAGCTTTAATGTCATCTTTATTGTGCTCCATTGCTTCACTGATTCGGTCAAAGGCTCTTTGTAAAGCTTCCAAAATAGGAGCAAGGGCTTCTCTTGCTTGATTTATAAAAGTTTGAGTTTGTTGAATAAGACCATTAGCGCCGCCAAAAGAACCAGCAAGTTTTTCAATGACTGGTAAAAATCTGTCATTAAATAAATTAACAACATCTAAAGCAATTGGGAGTAATGCTTGGCCGAGGACTATTTTGGCTTCTTCTAATCTTGCAGTAAGAATTCTTTGGCTGTTGGCCATCCCATCAGCAGTTCGAGCGAAATCTCCTTGCGCATCTCTGGTCTGTTCAAGAATTACTTTGTGAGCTGCTAATACCTTTTGCTGGGCACTTAAAGTTCCAGTTCCAGAATAAATGCCCATTTCCATAGCTTTAGCTTTTAAGGTTGCATCGTTAAGCAATACGCCATAAGACCTAATTGGCTCAGATTCTCCGCGAAGGGCAGCGCCTAAAGCGGTAATGGCTTGATCTACTGAAGTGTTATTAAATGATGCTAAATCTGATGCTAGCGTTACGAATTCGGTCGAAAAGGCAGTTAATTCTTGTCCAGCAAGTCCAGCTGATTTTCCAAAGATTCCGAAAGTAGCAGCAGCGTTCATTGCCTGTGTTCTAGTCTGGCCTAGAGAGGCAGCTGCTCTTGATGCAAATTCTTCGATATTCTTGGCGCTTTGACCAAAAATAACATTAACTTTCGATACTGTCTCGGCTAAGTCTGATGCCGCTGCAACAGCTTCTTTACCAACTTTTATGGCCATTGCTCCAGCGGCTGCACCGACGGCAGCAAGAGCTATACCAGCTTTCTTTGCAAAATCACCGACTTTATCGCCAAAGCTTTGAGTTGTAGCATTGGCTTTGTCCATTCCCTTGACGAATTGAGTCGTTTCGGCAAGGACTTCAAGTTTAAGTGTGCGCCAATCTTTAGCCACTCTTGCTCCAATTCTCAACGACTTTATTCATAGCCTGTAAGTATTTTAGCGTTAATTGAGGCTGAATTTTGCGAAGGGTTGGAAAGATGAAGTAACCATTTGAGCCGCCTGTTGGATACCGCCCTGACCAAGTTGGAAATTGTTTGAACTTCTTTGATCCGAATTCCAGACCTTGCCAAAGTATTCTGGTTGAGCCTCCGCCTGAAAGACGCTGATTAGCGAAACCATAAGATAACCGCCCTGTCTTACTACTGACAGAGACTGATGCACCATCAACGACTCGCCTGACGGCTTTATTTGCCTTTGTGCGAGAATATCCAGCTGATTTAATTTCGTTTTTTGCAAGTAACGAAATGTCATAAGCCACTTTCCGAGATTCTTCAACAGCCTCATCTCCCATAGTTTGAAAGGTCTTTGCTAGCTTACCAAGTTCGCGTTTAGTGAAGGCGCTGAATTCAATATTGTCAGCCATTGCGCTTCTCCAAAATCTCTAAGGCGGTTAAAACATCATCCGCGTTATCCCAGTATTGATGGGGTATTCCTGTAGCTATTGCTAGCTCTATCAGGAGTCTGCTCAGACTCCCGACTGGGTGGCTTTTGGGTTTGACTCACCAGCGCTAACATCTGAAACTGTTTCCATCCAGACTTCAAAAGCTTTGACTGGCTTGCCAGCTGATTCCCTTTTCATAGCGTTATATGCCAAAAATAAGAGATCCCAGACGCCTATTCCATCGACTGCCGATGAGACTGTCTTGGAAGTAGTTTTTTCCCACTTAGCCCACTCAGGCGGTTGCGCAATATAAGTTGCACTTTCGCCTGAGTTATATTCAATTGTTATTGGTAATTTCATAGCTCCCGATGCTCCGATTTCTTAGGCGAAGTTCTCTGTAGGTGTTCCAACGACTGTCATCGTCCAAGTATCAGTTAGCGCTCCTGGTGCTGCGCCTCCTGCTGTTGGGAAGATTGGCAATACGCTGAAAGTAAATACTGCCCCAGTTACTGCTGTAAATGCAACTGTAAGAGTTGTATTGGGTGCTGACTCAGCATCAGCCCACATTGCCTCGAATAGAGAGCTTGCAGCTCCCCAATCCTGTAGCAATTCAATTGTAAATGTCCATTGCTTATCAACGGACTTATAAGCGCGACCATCAAGGGTCTGATAGGTCTCGATGATTGTTTCGCAACTTAATACTGCGCTAGTTGCTTGGGCGTCGTAGCTAGCGGTATCGAGTGTAAAGGTTACATCGCGCCCAGTTATTACTGTAGTTGGCATTTGGGTCTCCTATGCGGTTTGCTCGTAGCGGACGCTCAAGCGTATATCGGAAACTAACAAAGTTGTTGTTCCCACTTCAGTTACCGAAGGTCTTTCGACTGTAGATAACTCATACTTGGAAGAATCTAGCTCTCCAAGAATACTAATGACTAATTGCTCTAGGTTATCAAGAGCGGCAGCATTGCTAAAATACGCAACGCAAGCCGTTATGGTGTAATTTAATTTAACTCTAGTTGTAGATTTGCCAATAAGTTCTAATTCCATATATGGTGAATCTGGGACTATAACTATTGCTGGAACGATTGGCGCTTCAAAAACAGAATCGTAAATATTAGCGCTGACACTTGCTAACGCAGTTTTAAGAGCGCCTCTAACATCTGTGGCAATTGTTGATGCTGGCATTAGCCCACCATAGTTTCAACATCAAGATAAGGGCCAAGTAAGCCAGTTACTTTGGCGAGTAAATTCTTAGATAGGCGGTAAGGAGTTACTGCAAAATCTACGCCTTCGATTGATCCACCAGCGGCGGTTCTGGATTGGAAGATTTCAACGGAGATAGCCAAAATAGCAGCTTCAGCATTGGGGTTTCCGACATAGGTCGATAATCCAGATAGCGCAGCGTTTCCTGCTGGGATGATATTTTTTTCCAATATGTCTGCATTGGTGATTGCGACTGTAAATACATAATCTGAAATTTCGTCATCGGTTACTGTGTGAGTGCCATTGAAAGGAGCTCCGCAGCCAGTAATAATTACGGATTGGCCTTCTGTGAATTCTTGAATTGTTGCAGTTTCAAAATAAGCAACATTATTTTCTAGCTTTACTTTGTTAATCTTGCTTTGAAAAGTAACTAGCATTGGAAGAACTAAATTTTCCGAAGCATCAACTATATCGGCAAGATAAGCATCTGAATACAGGGATGACGAAACGCCAAGAATTGTCCTAAGCTCTGTGGCCGTAACTATCGTTGGCATTTCGTCATCCTTTCAAGCAGTTAGGTGAGCGGCCAGCTCGGGAGCGGACTGGCCCTCACTATTAGGGGTTTTACTATGCGTTGTCGTTCGAGGTGTATCCACCAGGAAGCTTTGGAGCTACTGCTGCATAGCCGTAATACATTACGGAGATTTGACC